TGGAACTATTCTAAAGGAGGAGTAGAGATGGATATAGAAATCTATGAAGTTGGTGCAAGAGATGGCATACAAAATAGTAGTTTTCCAATAACCACTAAACAAAAAATCCAAATGATAGAAATGCTATATGAAGCAGGGTTAAAGAATATGGAAATCACTTCATTCGTTAATCCAAAGTATGTTCCTAAAATGGCTGATGCTAAAGAAGTATTTGAAGCAACAAAGGAGTTAGATTCTTTTGGAGTATTAATACCCAATCAAAAAGGAATGGATAGGGCAAGAGAAGTAGGAGCAGAAAAAATAAATGTTTTCTTTTCTCCTTCTAATAATTTTAATTACAGAAACTTAGGAACTGATTTAAAAACTGCTTATGGTAATATTGAAAATATGTTAATAGATACTGATAGAGAAAAGGTAAGGGCATATATTTCGTGTGCTTTTGGTTGCCCATTTGAAGGAATGCCTAAAGAACATCAACTAATAGATGCTTTGGAAAAAGCAAGTGCTATTGCTGAAACTGTTGTTTTGTGTGATACTATTGGTGCATCTTATCCAACTAAAATGCTGACAACATTAGAACTAACAAAAAAAATTGATTCTAAGATAGCCCTCCATCTTCATGAAAATAGAGTTGAGGGTAATGATATTTTTGCCAATGTAAAATCTGCTTTAGATTGGGGGATAACTTCTTTTGATAGTAGTATTAATGGGCTTGGCGGTTGCCCTTTCATACCAAATAGCGGGAGTAATTTATCTACTAATCAACTAATTCATTGGGCTGATAACAATAACTATGAGACAGGAATAGAGTTGAATGACTTAAGAGAAGTCACTTCATATATGCATATGTTAGAGAAGGGCTTGCCCGAAGGATTCATAACAGACGCATCTCCTGTTGCTATTTAAGGGAGGTATGACTATGGCTGATGAGTCGAGAAGATTTAGTCTAACTAATTTATTTAGGCGTTCTACTCCTAAACCTGCGGATAGAGAAATCTATAACATAGGTATTCAAGAAAGGCAACAAAATAGCCTAATGACCGCACCTTTATTATATCACATTGTTCAAAATTCAGTTATTACTCGAACTTGCATTACTCAACTAAAACAAGAAATATTTAGAAGAGGATATGTTTGGGAAAAAGCATACGAAGCAGTATGTCTTTCTTGTAAAAAACAACACAAAAGACCCGTCACGGAATGCTCAAGGTGTGGTAGTGAAAATCTAAAGACTCCCGATGTAAAGCAATTAGAATATGCTGAAAGGTTCATAGAAGGATATGTCAATAAAGCAGAACAATTGTTCATTGATGTTCTTAGAGAACTTGAAGATGATTTGAATATCATGGATGATGCTTATATTGTTCTTGTAAAAGAATATTTTATTGACGGAAATCAAAAAATACGAATGCACCGTATTAAAGAAATTTATCGTGGCGACCCAGTGACTATGGCAATTTATTCTGATGAGTTAGGTCAAAGAGGAACAAAAGGATTTACTTGTGTTAATCATAGAGGAATGCTTTCTACTGAACCACATGAAAGATGTGAAGAGTGTGGCAGTTCTCTTTATCCTGTTCATTATGTAAATAGAGTAGGAGGACAAGACCAATACTTCATCAAGGGAGAAGTTCTTCACTTTAGTAAATATAGTCCATCAAGATTGTATGGTATGTCTCCAATAATTACTCTCTATAATCATATTACTACTCTTATTGCTATGGAGAATTATGTTAATTCTTCTTATCAAAAGAGTCGTATGCCAAGAGGACTACTCGCAGTTCAAACAAGAAATATGGATTCTATGCGTTCTTTTTGGAGGTCTGTTAAAGAGAAAATGGAAACAGACCCCCACTTTATTCCTGTAATGGGCATTGAAGCAGAAGGCGGTAAAGGTTCTGTTGAATGGATTAAGTTCATGGATAGCCTAAAAGAAATGGATTATGTTTCTGTTAAAGATGATTTGAGAGATAGAATTTCAGCATTCTATGGAGTAAGTAAAGTGTTCATGGCTGATAATACTACAAGCGGTGGATTAAATAATGAAGGTATGCAAATTCTCGTAACAAATCGAGCAGTTCAAATGGCTCAAAATGTGTATAATAATTATGTATTCCCATTTTTAATCAAACAGTTTGGCATTACTGATTGGGATTTAAAACTTCCACCAAGCGAAGAAGAAGATGAAATTGCAGTATTGAGAAAGAGAGAGATTGAAGTTAATATTGCAGCATCTACTAAGAATTTGGGCTTTGAAGTTGAGATGGATGAAGATGGTAATTTCACATTTAAGAAGCCCGAACCAAAAGAACCAAAAGAAGGAGAAACGCCTTCTGATGAGAGCAAAGTTGAATTAGACCCTTATGCTGGCACTAACATAGATGCCAGTCAATTAGGACAAATGCAAGAACAAGCATTTAGCAAACCACAAGAGAATCCCCCTGCAACAAGAAACAAACCAAGAATGAGCGTTGGCCCAGATAAAAGATTAACAGGATTACCGACAGATGCAGGAAACCAAAATGTAGATACAAGAAACGAAAGGAGAATTGGTTGATATGACAGAAGATATGAAACAAAAAGAAATACGACTAAGAAAAGAATTGGCACAAGTAAAGGCACTAAACGCTAATGCTAATAGCCAAATTAAAAAGCCAAGAAATTTGGATATAGCAGGGATGCCAACAGATACTACTCATAAGGCGACACCTTCTTCTGCTGATATTCCCGATGTTATTTCTCTACCACCGAAGCGAAGAGGAAAGAAAGAAAACATTCCGTTTTGAGAGGTATTGATATGTCTAAAGATAGTTTTAGTTCGTTGCTAAAAATGGTATCTTTAGATGACAATACTAAAAGTTTAATCGGTTCATCTAAAGAAGAAATAGCAAAATCTTTGAGAAGCAACATTAATGAAAACAATTCCGCACTTTATAATGTTCTTATTGCAAAAGCAGAAGAACCAACCGAAGAGGAAGAAGAAGCATTTAGAACGGCTTTAGGTCAAGATAAAGATGAAGATGTTAGCGAAGTAGAAATTCGAGATGATGAAGAAGGGGAAGCACCCGCTACTAAAACTGCTTATAGAGGATTTATAAATTTGCATAGAAGAATGATGCTTCTTGAGAATACTTTGCCGTTGTTAGAAAAACTATCCGAAGAATTAGAATTGGTTGGCAAAACAACAGACACCGCACTTCCTTCGGGATATAGATTTGAAAATGATGAAGAGTATGATAAAATACGAAGCATAAACGCTTCTAATTTTATTATATCTGTTTTAGTATCGCTATCTAAGAATAAACAATATTTAGAAAATATGAGTGATTATATTAAAAATGGAATATTAGTTCCTATTGAACCCCCATTAAAAGAAAGCAGAACTACTGGGGAAATGGTTGCTGGAAAGAAAAAGGAATCCGTAGATGTTAAAGGAATCCAAGAGCGTTTGATTTCTATAATAGATAAGGAAATTGATGGAATGTCTTTTACAGAAGCAGTTTCTAATCTACATATTAATAGATTTAAGAGAAATCCTTTGGTTAAAAGAGGAAAGGAAGGAAAGACCCGATATTCTGAAGACATTGGTTTTGCAACAGAATTTATAAGAGGAACTACTATTGGTTCAAGACAAAGAGATATACAAAATAAACTTAAGCGATTAAGAAAAATTCTTCAAAACTTTAGAGAATTAGAAGAATATGAAGAAAGTTTATTAGAAAAAATTTCAGAAATAAAAGATTTAGGAAAAAATATTGATGTAGAAGAAGCCATGACAAAAAAGATTCAAGACATGAATAGGTTAATTTCAAGTGGAGAACGAGTGGCAGAAACCTTTAGCAAATACAAAGAAACATTAGCCGATGTTAGAAAAAATCCTGAAAAATACATAAAAGAAATTAGAGAAGAATATGAACTTCAATTATCTGATGCTCAAATAGACCTTAGAGCAGTTGTAGATGAAATGAAAAAGATTAGTCCTTTTAGTGAAGAAATGGTTGAGTTAATAGACTATACTAAAAAATATATGAAATTAGATATTATAGAAGATAGAGAATTGGAAAAAAGTAAAAATAGATTAAAAGATGCTAAAGAACTTTTAGAAGAGGTAAAAGCAAATCCAGATAAATTTGGAGAGAATAGAGAACAACAACTAATCGAAAATGTCGAAGGTCTTGAAGAAGAAATAGAAGAATATGAACAAAATAAAGAAAAGTATTCTAAACTAAGACAATTAATCAACAAGAATTCTAAAATTATATTTGATTTAAATGATAAGTTTGATTCGGTGGAAAAGATTGTGAATAAAGTAGAAGAATCATCTGATAAAGATGCTGAAAAATTAGCAGAAAGAATTAGTGAATATGTGATTTTTAGAGGAATGACAGGAAACTTTACTAAAGATTTAGTAAAAGTAGTTTCTTTAAAAGAAGAAGAATCCGAAACTCTTCTATCAGAAACAACAGATATAGTAGAAGATTTAAAAAGAATAAGCGATATTAATACAAAAATAGGTGAACTACTATGACATGGGATTATTATGAAAAAGGCGAAGAATTTGTTCTTAAAGAAAGAAAACAAGTTCCTAAAGAACTACTTGACACTTTAGATGCTAAAGGAAGAAAGAAACTCAAGAAGATACTACAATCAGCAGAACCGACAGAATTCTTTGGGCAAGACTTTACTAAGTTAGGGGATTTAATTTCCATGCTAAAAGAATTAGATTTGATGAAGGCTGATAAAAAACTAAACAAGAAAGTGAAATCAATGGATGAGAGAAACATTGATATTGTGGCTACGGCTACGAAACTCCGTAAGGAGTATGAATTGCTCTTTAGGCAACTAAGAGATTTAGTCTATCCAACAGGTAAGGAGGAGAAAAAATGACAGAAGAAACTGAATTTAAAGAAGAGTTGCTGACTATTATTAAAGCACTAACAAGCAAGATAGAAGAGTTGGAGAAAACAGTTTATTCTCAAGACAACCTTTTGATGAAGTCGGGATATGTTGTTGCTGAAACTCCTACCCCAGTAATTGACAATGTAATTGGTTCAAGCGTGGCTGATGTTTCAAGTATGGATTGGTCTGATATTCACAAAATGGTAGAAAATGCAGGAGGACAATAATATGCCCGAAAGAGTCACACAAGAAGAAAGAGTAATTAGTCTCGCTATTGAAAAAGCCCGTTCAGCAAAAGAACTACTTCATCAATCGCTTAATGATAATAACCGACTACCCGATGAAAAGGATGACCGTATGGAAGAAGTTAAAATTAAGCGACCAAAGGCTGAAAATGATAAAACCAAAATCGAAAACAATGATGGAACTCATTCGGGCTATGGCAAAGGTGGGGAAACAACAGAATTCAAAGCCTAAATAAAAGGGGGTTTTGAATGAAGTTAAGTTCCATCGAGAAGGATAAACAACCTTCCGAAGAAATACTTCGTTTATTTGAAAAGGTTAGAGTAGCATATCTTTCTGCAAAGAATGACCCTACTGAATATGGGGGTCGTTGGAGAAACGCAGTAGAGTTAATCAAAGAGTCTTTAGAAGAAATTGACGCTACTTCAAAGGAACTTAAAGATTTCATAGATGAAGATTTATTGGATGCAAAGGAGAGTGGCGACCCGTCTTCCGACCAAGCAAAGAAAATTTTTGAAGGAATCAAATCTTTAAGATATTCTTCTGATTTAGTTCAAGACCCATTCGCTAAAAGATTTAAGGGTAATGTTTTGGAAGCCCTTTTGGGAAATCCCGAAATTATGGTTAAGTTTGTGCATTATGCATTGAGGAGTGATGATAACACTTTGCCCAAAGAAGTCTATGCAATAAAAGACATGCAAATGGATGATATTACAGTAGGTCTTAAGGGTCTTGACATAGAATCTGACGATATTGCCCTCTATATTATTGAGCATTATGGGGATGGAAAAGACTCGAAAGCGGTAGAAAAGAAAGTTAAATCCGCTTTAGATATGTTAGAACTTTTAATGCTCTCAAGATACGAAGAAAGTGATTTAGATGAACTTGTTGAAATAGAAGGTTTTGAAACAGAAAAAGAAGAAAAGGCTTCTATTAAAAAAGATGAAACAGAAAAATCAGAAGAAGAAAAATCATTAACAGATTTTATTGTTCCAAATAAACCAATGTATAGAATATTTGAAATTGAAGATATTAATGAATTAAAAGGATTTAGTGGAGATTGGTATATTCAAGAAAAATACGATGGTATGAGAATACAATTGCAAAAAATAGATAAATCAATTAAAGTGTTTTCTTATAATAAAAAAGACATCACGGAAAAATGTAAAGAAATAGTTAGCGAACTAAGTAAAAAACAATTTGGAGATTGTATTCTTGATGCAGAACTAATTCTATTTGATGGTGAAGATGCTTTACATAGAGCAGACACCATTTCCCATGTATTTCAAAATAAATACAAAGATGCAAAATTAAAATGTCATGTCTTTGACATTATGCGACATAATGAACAGAATCTATTAGATGAAGAACTAAGTGATAGAATGACTATTATGTTTAACAACTATTCAATGCATTCTTCTGATATTCTTAACTTTCCTTCAAAGAAAGATACTCGTCAAGCAGATAATCTAAAAGATATTGAAGAGTATGCAAAAGAGATTATGGAGATGCCTACTTCCGAAGGAGTTGTCATTAAAGATGCTACTTCTACCTATTATGTAGGAACAAGAAAGAACCCTAAGTGGATTAAGTGGAAGAAGTTTGTAGATTTAGATGTTATTGTTTTAGATAAATCAAAAACTAAAAGCAATTTATATTCCTATACTTTAGGAATTGGGCCTGTCGAAGATGAAGGTAAATTTATTCAAGAATTTCAAGGAAAGAAATACATGAATGTTGGTAAGGCTCTTAATACTAAAATTAGTGCTAATATTGGAGATATAATTAGAGTAAAGGTAGATGAAGTAAAAAATGCAGGAGAAAGATATACTCTTTATTCTGCACAAGTAATTGAGATACCCGAAGTTGAAGCACCCGATAAATTGGTGACTTTAGAAATGCTTTCTCAAGATACTAAAAAATCCTTGAACTATTCTATTGAAGGTTTAAAGAAAGGAATAACTATTACAGACCATATTCATGGAGAAGCCACTCTTATTGTTAAAGCAGACTTAGATGGGTTCACTATCTATGGCTTTGAAGAAAATAATTTAATGTCTAAAAACGCATTGATGGACTTAGACATGTGGAAACAACAAGTAGAAGAGATAATGAAAACTAAGCAAGGTAAATTAACAGTTGCTATTTTTAATTACCTAAAGCAAAATGGAGCAAAGACTCCCAAAGAAGTCCATAATTACTTAGTTAGAAATCAACCTTCATTATATGAGGACATTTTAGAAAGCGAATATTCTAAATTAAAAGATTGGGCGGAACAAAGGGATGGAATTAGTTTTGAAAATGATAAACTATTTGCAGAAGCAGATAAAATCTATCAAGAAGATGACATTAAGAAAGCCTACAAAACTCCCGAAGAATACCAAAAAGGACAATTTAGAATATACATGAGAAAGGATAACAACCTTAACATTGTGATGAAATTAGGTGATGAAAGTATCAATTGGCTTATTGATATAGAAAACGAAGAAGAACTCTTTGATATGTTTGGCAAAGCAGGTAAATACCCTGCCGAAGTTGCTAAAACAATTGACAAAGAAAAGACAATTGATAGTGGTTCTGTTAAATTAGGCATTCAAAGACATGGGTATCATGAATATTTCTTAGAAGGCAATAAGTTCCAAACAAAACTTCATGTTCGAGTTATTCCAGTAAAAGGCAATAAGATGTGGTTAGCATGGACTGGTTTTAAGCAGAAACCCGCAGACCAAGAAGGTGATGAGGGCATTTGGAACATTTATGAAGATAAATTTAGTTCAATGCAAATACCAAGAAATTAGGTGTTCTTTATATAGTAGAGGGTAATTAGGAGGGTTGAAGAAAATGACAGTTCTTCTCAAAAGGGAAATACAAGACTTTCAAATATTGAAAAGCGATGAATTAATGATAGGGGGATATGCAAGTATAGAAATCGTAGATAAACAAAACGATTTGATTACCCTAAAAGCATTAAATGAAGCAGTAAAAAAATATATGGAGAATCCAAAATTTAGAAATGTAATGACAAATCATTCAAATGTTCAAGTCGGAGAAGTAGTAGAATCATATCGAGATAAAAGTGGGAGGTTATGGAAAACAGAAGTAGATGATGTTGGCTTCTTTGTTGTAATTAAACTCCGTGACGATATAGAAAAAGCAAAAGAAATAAATCGAGGAATAAGAAAAGGTTCGCTTAGGAGTTTTAGTATTGGAGGACAAGCAATTCAGAAAGTGAAAAAGAATCACCCAGAATTAGGACAATACAATGAAATTAGCAAATTAGAACTACATGAGGTAACAATCTGCGAAAAAGGAATAAACCCCGAAGCGAAATTTGACATTTTAAAACAAGAAAAAAAGGTGAAAAATATGACAAAACTAGAAAAAGCATTGGAGGAATTGGATTCATTAATGAATGAAGTCAATGCTCTAAGAAAAGAAGAAGAAGAAGAAGAGATGATGGATATGCCAGCAGAAGAGGAAGAGAAAGGTATGGGCGAATACATGGATGAAGAAGCCAAAGCCGTAGTATCAACCCTTGATGGTGCAGGTGTAGAAATCGGAGAACCCGCAGACCGTGTTGTAGTAGATAACGGAAAGCCAAGAGCAACAGATATGCCAGTTGTTAAGGCATTTGATAGTAATGAGTTTTCAACTCTTGACCTATCAAATGAAAACATCGAGAAGGCTTACGAGGCTTTCCGACAAGAACAACTTGAAAAGTTGGCTTACGACAATCTACAAAAGCAATTTGAAAGCAGATTTGCAGAAGAAGTCTCTACAAGAGAAGACTTGTTGGCAAAGGCTGAATATGATGCACAAACAGAAATTGCTTCCCTAAAGGAAGAATTTACACAACTACGAAAGTCTCTAACTGAGAAAGAAGAAACAATTCTAAAGGCTCAAGAAGAGGCTCAAATCAAACTCCCTTCATTGGAGGAAATTTCAGAAATGGACTGGAATGACATTCATAAGATGGCAGGAGGAATTTAAAATGGCAGGATATATTAACACAATTGCAGATTTGGAAGCACAAACATACGGATTTAGTCTCGGTGGAAGCAGTAATATGCTTTTGAAAACCGCAGGGGCAGTAACAGGCATTCATGGGGGGCATGATGCAGCAACTCAAACTTCCCCAACAACAGGTATTGCAGGTAATCTTTACAATGTTCTATACGGACAAAAAGTTTGGTCAATGCTAAACAGGGAAGTAAATGCACTTTCTGTTATGGCAAAGCGACCATATACTTCAAGTGGTTGGAGAGTTCTATCAAAGCGACCTGCTGGTGGCACTGGTAATTCTCACTCTTTTACACAAACTGGAACTGATTTGGTTGGAACAGATGCTCCACGAATTGACAATATTGGTGGCGTTCCTGAAAATGCATCTCTATCAACAAGTGGAGATGGTTTGATTGCTATTGCACCTGAATATTCTACACTCTTTATGAGTCCAAAAACAGTTGCTCATCAATTCGATTTCAGCGAATTGGCTATGGAAATGGCTCAAATTGATGACGGAATTGGCGACATTAGGGCTCAAATGCGTGAAGATATGGGTAAGCACCACGCAGAAGCACAGAACCTAATGCTTGTTGCTCCTCTTGAAGCATATTTGCAAGCAGATAAGTCAAATGCAGCAGCAAATATTGAAAGAAACTATACCTCTCTTTACAAGGTTATTTCTTCAAATGCTGAATTAGACCAAATGGACACAGATAACTTCCCTGTTTCCTCAATTACCGCAGATATTAGCGAAGCATACCACATTTACGGAACAAACCGTGATAATGCTTCTTTCCTTGATGCAACTATTGATTATGGTGACGGATATGCAAGTGGCGATTCTCGACCATTTACACTAACAATTATGAACAGTCTTTTGAGGCAACTTCGTGAAAACGGTGGTTCTCCAAAGGTTATTCTAACAGGATATGACACACTACAAACTCTATCTGACCTTCTACAATCCCAAGAGCGATTTATGGATAGAAAAGAAGTTGTTCCAACTGTTAACGGTGTTCGTGGAGTTAAGGGTGCAGAAGTTGGATTCCGTGTAGCAACATACTACGACATTCCACTAATTCCAGTTGTTTCAATGCAAAGCACATCTGCTGACAGTGGAACAATTAGCGATATGTTGTTTGTAGATACTGACCATATGTGGCTTGCAGTTATGAAACCAACTCAATACTTTGAAGATGGTATTAGCAACGGAAACCCATTCGGTGTCGGACAACTTGGAAACCGAGCATTGTATCGAACAATTGCAGAAGTTGGTTGTTCATACTTTAAGGGTCAAGGCAAAATTACTAACTTGAAGTGAGGTGTTTTAATTGACACACACAACAACAATTTTAGCCGACCATAAAGGCTATACTGCACCAAGAGTTAGTGGTGACGAATATTTTGTAGATGCGGTAATTGATATTACCACATATACAGTGACAGGAGAAGTAGTCACGGCTGCTTCTTTGGGTCTTGACACCATTACATCTGCTACGATTACAGGACATGAAGTTGCTCTAAACACATTTTCTCTTGTTTGTGGTTCTGCGGGAGCATATACAAGCACTTCCTCTCTAACAATCTTTGGAGTTGTTAGAGCAACAGGAGTAGAACTAACCGCAACCGATGTAGGAGCAGTTAGAATTAGAGTTTATGGTAATCTTTGAGGTGTTCAATTGCCTCAAGTCACTATAAGCGATAGAGCAAACATTGGTCGTCTTGACACACCATACGGTGTAATTCGCAAAAGAGTCCCAATTAGCGTTCCAGTTAATTGGGCTCTAATGCGAATTAAAGACCCTAATCTAATGTTTGTCTTTGAAGAATCTGATAGAGAAGATGTTTTAAACACTGATGAAAAGACTCTAAGCATACTTAGTAGGGTAATGGGAGAGGAATTGGCTGACGCTTCTTCCCTCTCATCCCTACTCTTGCCTAAGAAGAAAGTTATTTCAAAACCAAAGATTTCAAAACCAAAAAAGAAATCAGAAGATAAAGAAGTAGTCGAGGAATAGAGAAACTGTTAAGAGTCTTGGCTCTCAACAATTGAATGAGGCGATACTATGGGTGGCGTTTGTAGGACAAGTGGAGTAATTAGTAGTAGCACAGTAGTTTCTAAAGTTAGGAGTCTATTGACAAGTTTGCATATTGTAGCAACACATGATGGTGCTAATGATGTGACAATCAAAATATGGGATTCTGATAATACTACAACAACGGGCAAAACAGAAATAACAAGATTTGTTTATCCTGCTACTAATCCTGCTCTTACTCACAGTGTTGAATATGATATGCACAATGTAGTTTGTGATAACGGTATTTATGTTCAAATAACTGCGGGTGGTTCTTCTTCTGCTTCTCTTTCAGTAGAGTTCTCATGAAGGTGATTATTTGGCAGCATTAAATCAAGATACAAGATTAGTAATGACTATTCTTTTTGTCGGAGCATTAAGCGGAGCAAATGTATTTGCTTACGCTCAATTTGGAACAGGATTTCCTTATGGGCCATTAGCCCATTCATTTTTGTTTGGGTTAGGAACAATAGGGTCTATTATGGTCATGAAAGCCCTATTTGATTTGGCTTTGAATGATAAAATAGAAATGTGGCTTCTTGATAGAAAAATACAAGCATATTGGGAAAGAAAATCAAGAGATGAGCAACAACGCCAAAAGATGCGAGAAAGTGCAAAACAATTTGGTGTTCCTGCTTTCTATGCACCGAGAGTTCAAGATGAAGAGAACACCGTTGGGAGTGAGTTTTTAGCCACATTACAATGAAGGTGGTTAAATGGGCTTGACTGATTTAATGGGATTTTCTGATAACGACTTTGTGTATAATCAACAAAGAGCCCATTCTGCTGATGTTTTCTTTTTGAAAATGAGAGCATGGTTTTGGGGTTCTTGTGCAACTCTTTCTGCCTTGCTTATAGGAAATATTTTGGGAGTTTTTGATATAAATATAATGGGATGGATTATTGATTCTATTAAAGGATTATTCAAACATTAGGTGGGAGATATGTATGTCATTAATGACGGGCTTCGCAATACTAATAACCGAAGCAGTTGTTGGGTTTTATAAAAAAGTTCATGCTATTAATTTTGGAATATATGGAGCAACAATGGTTGGAAAGACAACTATGAGTCACCAATTAAGAACAAGAGGAGAAGTTCCACAAATAAATGATAGAACAGTTGGTAGAGGTAGAGCCACAAGAAAAAATATTAAATTAGATGGGGATTCTCATACAATTAGGAGTGCTGATTTAGGAGGAGAAGCAATCTATTGGAAAGAATGGGAAAAAGACATGAAAACCCGAAAACCAAAATATATTATTTTTATGATAGACCATAGACACTTAGATAATACTTCAAATTTAGACCAACAAGTAGCATGGAAATATTTAGTAGATACAGTGACTTCTAATGTTTGGTCGGATGGTAAAAAGAAAAAAGATATAGACTATCCATTAGCAATAGGTATTTGGGCAAATAAATATGATATTTGGGGAGAGAAATACAAAAATGACAAACCAATAGAGAAACATGAAATATTTGAGCCCTTTAGTTATGGAATGAGAAAATTAAATGATAAAGGAATACCTTGTTTCAAGTATATAGTTTCGGCAAAATCGGATTCAGAAATGGTGTATAAAGGAATACTTACAATGATAAAGGACTACTGATTACTATGTGGAAAAGAATATTAAAAAAAGATATTGATGATATTTTAGATAGAATGCAAAATGAACCATTTAATGAAGAACTTTGGATTCATAACGAATATCCATTAGCCTCAATGACAATAGGTAATTTTGAAGAAACGAAGTATGAACATCTTAGTCCAGAAATACCAGATGAAGAAATAGAAAGAGCATTTAATGAAATAGTTGAAGAATATTATGCTAAACTTACTTTAGACCAAATAAAAGATGAAGATTTTGATTTTGAGGAACACTTGTCTAACATAATTGATGAATATAAAGAAAGACCTAAATTTAATAATAAATTTCGAGACTTATATAAAGAGGAATGAAAAATGTATCAACAACAAATTATAGGACAAACTGCCCCACAACAATTTAACCCGCTTTTGAATCCAATTCAACAAGCAAGGGCAACAGGAGTTGTAGCAGAATATAAACCAATGGCGATTAAGCCAAAAAAACAAAAACAGGAATTAATTAAAATCCTATTACCCGAACCCAAAAAATTTCTTTTTATAAAATTTGGAAAAAAATTCAACATGAAAGAAAGATGTGTTGTATGTGGATTTCATCACATTTGGGAAGCAGGGGATTATCTAAGACCACCAATACCATTAGAAAAAGTAGTAAAGGGTCGGCCTCTTTTTGGAACATATTGTCCTAAACATGCTTCTATTTTCAATCAATTAGAAGTGTTAGACCAACAGATGTTGGCAGAAAAACATGGTTTGGAGTATAAGGGATTTAAACCGAGAGTTCCTAATATACTAAAAAGTGGCCCAATTACAAGTTTAAGTAAGACTGATATTGCTTCTCTTACATCAGTAGGTTATTTTATTAAGCCACCTACCATGCGTGATAATAGGTCAGCCACGAATGAGGCGATTGAAATAGTCGGGGAAATCAATATATTAACAGATAGATTGAATTACCTAATGATACAAGAAGGAGTTAAGGTGACTAAGCCACTACCCGAAGAACAAAAAGAGGAATAAATATGGGCATATTAGGAACAAGTAATGGAACAGTATTGAACGCAGTTCAGCAACAAAATGATGCTAATTTTAAAACTGTAAATAATCTATTATCTTTACAAGACAATCATGTTGAGGAATTTTTTCAATATCACGGACAGATGTTTTTTGAAGCGATAGAGCAACTAATGGAAGATGTAATAGAAAGAGTAGTTTCACAAATGCTTTCTAAGTTATCTTTCACTACTTCGGGCGGTGCTATTGAATTAAATTCAGAATGTATGAGAGAATACGAAAGAATTACTCAAGAAAACATTGATTTAGATATTCAAAAGATTCTTGGGGCTGCGTTAAATGCAGAAGTTATTAATCAAAGAAAGATGGCTAAACAACAATATCTCGAATCACAAGGATTTAATGGGGGGCAACCATCGGCAGGGATGGCTATTGCAGGATTAACTGGCAATACTCAACAATACAACCAAATGCATGGTGCTATGAATAATGGTAGTGGCTACCCTATCCCACCAAACGGCACAGATGGATATGGTCGCCCATATTGGATTGACCCTCAAACTGGTCAAATGAGTTATGAACCTCCAAGTAGCGGATTAGGTTTGGGTTCAGCAATTCAAAAAGGTGCTGCTTGGGCTAAATGGTTAATGTGAGAGTGATTATATTTGGTCGAAGAAGATATTTCTATTCAGTGGAACGGAATGAAATCTTTTTCTAATCCAAATACTACAAAATTAATAAAAAATGACTTTATAGAATATCTTTCTAAAGATATGGATGAAGCACAACTTGAGTATGTATTGGATAAAGCACTTAAGAGTGCGGGTTCTGATAGACAAAAAATACAAGAAAAACTTTCAGAAGTTTTAGAAGAGGCTCTTAAAGACAAAGATTTATCTTTACAAGCATACAAAGAAGATGTCGAGGCTTGGTCTGAATACTTGAGGGGAGAAAATAAAGAAGAAAGAATTGAGAAAGCAAAAAATATAAGTTTATTTGATGCTTTTACGGATAGTAAAAAATACTTTCAATTGGTTGGTGCAACTTCTTTAGAACTTGGTAGGGATTTAGAAAATTTACCCGATTTTGATTTAGATACTTTTTTAGAACAAGAGAATTTAGAACCAGTGTATTTAGAAGAAATGGGAACAATAACCTTTGGTATAAATATTGGAAAGTTCACGAAGTCTGCACTTGAACAATTAAAAGTAGTGGAAAAAATTGGTTTAACTAAAGAAATATTATTTGCAAATACTACATTTGTAAAAGAATTGAATATTAAGTATTTTATTAAGACCGAAACTGAGGAAAAAAAAGACATTGTTGGTTATATTCCCGAAATTCCAGATGGGTTAAATAAATTTTCAGATAAATTTAGAGAATATTATGTAGATTACATTAGAAGAGAATTAGGTATAGCAAGTGGAGGGTTTGTTCCTTATGGTCAAAAATATACAAGAACTTCAAGACCTTCTGAATTTGCTTCGAGAAAAGCAGAAATAAAAACAGAATTTTCTCCTTTAAGAGAATTAGTTATTAATTTAAATATGGGTAAAGAATTCAATATAGATACTAATTTTATTTTTAATGAAGTCTTTAATAATTTAGAAGATTTAAAATCAGAAGAAATCAATATTTATAGTGAAGACATTACTAAGGAAGTAATAGTAAATATTCAAAGATTGGATTACTTAAATAATTTATTAGATAGCCTTGAAAATCTAAAAGAATTGAAAGCATATGAATTAAATTTCAATGTTGGTATTCCTTCTCCTAATAAAAAAGAATGGAAAACTGCTTTGAAAGAAAAAATAGATACCTCTAAAACAGATGCTTTGTTAATGAAACCGTTTAAGAATATTAAATTAGCAATAGAAACAAGAGTCGCCATATTTGGTAATTATGATTTCAGTTATTATTCCAAAGCAGGTGAAATAAAGAAAGATAAGATGAATGACCATCTTAACGAAATAAGAACTAAAATTATTGGATTAGGTTATGAAGGAGTTAAAGGGGGTATTTGATGTCAATTACTTCCTCCCCAAGTGATTATACTTTAGCAGGAACTCCTGACTATTCAGCAGGTATTGGTTATTATACAGACTATATTCAAGTTGCTGATTTATTACAAGTTCCTCGTTTTGATGCTTCTGCAACTTATCCAACAAGAGCCCAAGTTGGAAACATAATAAAAAGAATAGAAGGAATAGTTGATGATAAACTTAAAAGAAGTTATAGACCAATAATAACTAAAAAAGAAGTTCATAACTTTGAATACACAAATAGGCCTGGAATGACGCTTTATGGCGGTTATGTTGGTTTTATTCAATTAAGGCAAATGAAAGTTCAAAAGATTGTTTCTCTACAAGTTTGGTCTGGTAGTGGATATAAAGAGATTGCTTCTGCTCAAGCACAAATAGAATTATTAGATAATTTTAGAGATATTTATTCTATTGTTTTACAATTACCGAATAGTGGCGTTGAATTTGAAATGATTGCAGAAGACACATTAAACAATTTAGGGAATGATGAATTTTGTAATACCTTTGGAGTTAAAACAACTGTTAATGATATTGTTGCTTTAATTAATGAAGAATTTCCATCAACTTCTCAATATACAGGTGCTAATGCACCAAAAAGTCTAACAAGTTCTCAATTGTCGCTTTCAGACTTTTTCTTTGCTCAAAAAGAGGAAGGAAATGGGGCAAAAATCCTCGTTTCCTCCCTACTTTCGGGGGATGATGGGTCGGATTGTGTAGTTAAAATAAAGACCCAACAAGCAATCACCCACACTAATGCAAGTGCGACTTTGACAGTGGCAGATTCCAGTAAATTAGCAGTTGGTATGGAAATAGAAGATAATAACAATCACATTCCTACTGGAACTACTATTTCTGCAATTGTTGATTCGACTACGATTACTATGAGTCAATCCGCTACTAATACAGGAAGTGGAACTGGAACATTTATTGCATCAAATAGTTCTGTTCCTACTGTATGTGGTGTGACAAGATTTACTGATAAAGAAGACATGAAAAGAACAGGAGATTATTGGCTACTCAATGAAGAGGGCAGAATTTTCTTTTTGCAAGATTATCCATACCATACTCGAAACTCAATCTTTGTTTCTTATATTGCAGGTAATTCAAGAGTTCCCGCAGCAGTTCACGAAGCAGCCACAAAATTAGTTGCTTCGGAATTAATTAGACATGATGACCAAAGCGTGTTAATTACCGAAACAGGTGCTAATATTTCCACAAAAGAGAAATATGATATTCTTAGAAAAGAGGCTATGGATATACTTGGTGGTAAATCAGACATTGTTTATTTTATTGATTGAGGGATTTTATGAATCTAAAAAAATTTCAAGATTTTTTAGAGATTCAAAAGGAAAGACAATTAGCCATGCAAGAACTTTCAGCAGTATTAGGAGTAGATATTTCTTTTTCCGAACAAGAAGTTTTTGATAATGCTATGGAAGAGTATGGTAAATACCTTGATAAGTATGTAATGAAGGAGGTAGATTCATGGATGAAGTCAGCCTTCTCATAGACCTCATCAATACAAATTGGTCAACTAATGCTACGGCTTTAGTAAGTGATGGGACTATTAGTGCTTCTCATGCGGTGACTCCCGAAGTAATTGATATTAGAAGTATTACTGCAAATAAAGCATCAAGAGTAGATTTGGGAAGATACCCCGCTACAATTGTAGTTTTTGAAGATTCACAAAATATTGAATATCCTACGATTCATTTTGATATTAGAAATGAGTCATATACCTTCACTTTACACATTAGAGTCCTTCATGATGAAAGGTCGGGCTTTGATTCTTCATACGGCAAAGACAGGCTAAGGGCTATATACTTGATACTTCGTAGGGTGCTTGAAGGTAGCCGTAAAGGTTATACTGCAACTGATGGTTCAAGATTTACCCAATTATTCGTAGGAGCAAGAAGCGAAAGTAATGACCGAGCAAAAAAATTATTTGGATATAAGGTGAGTTTAGAAGCAAAGAGATTCAATTTGAGCATTCCCTAAGTAAGTTTGTAGGAGAAGGGGGAGAACAATATGGCAAATACTGATATATTTTTAGGAAGCGGAGCGAGTATAACATTTATTCCTGAACAGGATATTTATGTTAAAACATCAACAACAGGAACAGTAGATACGATTACTGCTCATTCTGATTTTACAGATAATTTTTCATTAATTGATGATTTGTATGTTGGTTGTTTAATTGAAAGATATAATTCAAGTGATGAACTGCAAACAACTGCAAGAATTACTTCTAATGATTCTACTACAATTACATTCTCTCCTTCCCAAACTGTTGCAAGTGGTAATTATTTCATTATAAAGTCATATGGAACTCCTGTTCCTGCTCCTAAAGTAGCGGGTGCAACTGTAAATGTAGCAGAAGTGACAACTGTAACTTTCTTAAGTGATGATAAAACTGATTATGATGGTATTTATTTGGTATTTACTATTTTAGCAAGTGCTGGTGGTGCTGCCTCAACAAGAGGAGTTTGGTTTGATGACACTGATGGAGATACTGCACCGACAACGAGTGCTGATGCTGATAGTGAAGTTTCTATCTTTGATGCAGGTTTAGTCACAAAAGAAGAATATGCAGCAGCATTTACAACTGTAATTAACGGAGTTTCTAATATTTCAGCAACAAGAAGCGGTAATGTCGTGACTGTCACAAATGCTTATGGTGGTGCTAATTCCGCAGCAACTACAACAAGTGCTTCTTCTATTATTTTAGTTTCTCAATCAACTGCGGGTGGAACTTCTACCACAACTGCCGCTAAAAGACTTCTTTCTGACCAATGGTTAGGAATTACTGAATCGGCTACATTTCCTAATACCGAAGTTGAAATGAAACAAACTAATCTTTCTCTCGGTGGTTCAAGAAACTTTACTTACCAATATAAAGGAATTACTTCTTTTACAGGCGGAAATTTAGGATTTGTTGCTAATCATGGTGCATGGCTTTATTATTTCTTAGGAAAATGCACCGAAGTTGAATGCGATACTGCATCAGTGACTACTCCAACAAATTTTGCACCCGATAGTGCTGATAAAAATAAAATTTTCTTAGAGGGAGATAGTGGCGAAAGTTCGGGAGGAGCAGGAATTACTACTACTGATTTTCCAGAAACAGGCCCAATTTTTATTAGAAGTGTTTTAAACGATAGTTCCAATGGAGTCTTTTGTCCTCCTCTTCCACCCAATGTTATTACATTAGCAAATATGGTTTCTTTAGACCGACCCACTACTGTAAGCGGAACTATGACCAAGCCAATTACCTATACTTTTGAAGAACAAAATGGCGACCTATTGCCTTCTTTTGCTCTTGAAAGAAACTTTAGCAAATTAGCAGGTTCTTCTAATATTTATAGAACTAACACAGGTGCAGATAATGAAGACTTAAACTTTACAACAATAGCAAGAGGTAATAGAGTAAATACTCTAACCATGACCGCTAATGAAAATGAAGAAGTTAAAATGACACTTGACCTAAATACAAGAAATGTTCACAACTTAACTCAAACAGAATCTTATGACGCTCGAAGAGGCATTGAATCAGAAACTACTTTCTTTAATTTTGATACTACAAATAATAGTGATGATATGAGAGAACCGTTCTTTTTCTCAGATGGAACATTTAAGGTTCTTGACCACTCTTTCCTTAAAATCAATACTTTGACTTTAACTATGAATAATAACCTACAAGACAGAAGATTCTTAGGTGCAGGTGGAAAGAATATTCAAGAAGGAATTCCTGCACAAAGAACTTATGAAATTCAATTTACAGGTCATGTGACTGATGATAGGCTATATCAAGCACTTCTAAATGATTCTGAAAATACAACACAAACAATTGAATTAGTATTTACTAAATCAAACGGAGAAGCAATTACACTTAACTTTACAGACTACTTCATTACTGCAAATAATTTTCCTATTCCCGATGATAAAGGGCCAATTGCAATAGAAGCAACAGTTATGCCAAGAAATCTAAGTGCTTGCACAGTTAAAACTCATTGGATTTTACAGGGGTGATATTTTGGTTTCAAGGTAT